ATCTTTTGCCACCTTAATATAACTCGACCCTTTCCCAATACTATGAGACTGTTCTAATTCCATAGGAGTAAGAAATTGTTGCAGCTTATCTTTATCCCATTTAACAGAACCTCGTCTAGAAACTACAGAAACTTTAAGCTCATCTGCTTCTATAGTTTGTATCGCATTCTCTTCCATAAACTTATTTAAAGATTCATCAATATCTTTTCGCCTTTCGTCTAATTCTTTCTTGGCGCTATTAATCTCATACCTATCTTTAATTAGGTCTCTAATAGTCCTAGAATCTTCTATTTCGTTTTCTATCATTTCATTTATGTCCATATAAAATTCTCCGATGAATAATCGATAAATATCGCATGACCTTTAGAGCATTTAAAGCTTTTAAAATTCCTATTGCCCCTTTTAATAGTCATAGGATGAGTCTGTCTTTTTAACATTCTCACTTGCATCTTCTCGTCACAGAAAGGGCAATCAGCTACTACATCTGGTGTACCCTTAAGGTTATCTCCTCTAAATAATTTAATCTTTATAGTTTTATTTATATTGTTTCTTATTGATCCACCATATTTAACAAAGTGAACGTTTCCTTTTAGAGCCTCATGCCTAACCTTGATATGATTTTGTTTTTCTACAGAGTAGTTAGTAAATCCACAGTAAGGACAATAGAGGTAGTCTTCTTGAATCATCTTGCCACTACACTTAGGGCATTTACGCAAGCTTGTTACCATGTCTATACCCTCTAGTAGAATTAAACTCCATCTTTTCTTTTACAGCGGTTTCTAGATCTAAATCACAATGTCTAGCAAGATCACCCACGCGAATTAATATATCTGCGAGTTCATACACAAAACCTTCTGGTTTAGGATTAGGATCATAATCAACATCATCAGGATTTCTACTACCATGTTCTCTATAAGCTTCTAATGCTTCAGAAACTTCTGAATGTATTAACGCAAGACAATGTGGAATATCCCTAGAGCTATCCCACCAACCTTTTGCTAATGCCATCTCATGCGCTTCCGCAGCCATTCCATGAATAGATAGTGGCACACTGGCCTTAAGAGAAATTGGCAGCTCTTTTCTTTTATTTGTTATCGCACCTTTAATTGAGTCAGGAATAAAATTGCCTACCCTTTCGCTAGGACTAGAACCGAAAATCTTTTTATTAAAGCGTTGCGACATATTCGTTATACTCCTTTATCATCTTATCCATAGCAGGTGCTATGATCTTTACGTTCTTTATAGCTTGTGCAAATGTAGGTCTTTCTTTAGGGAAAACAATATCGACAGGTAATTTCAGATCGTCCCAAGGTTCTGCATACAGATTATTCCAATCAACGTGATAGCAATTCATATCCATAAAGTCCCTATGTAAAACTATCACCCAATCTTTATATACAAGAAGGTCTTCTGAATCTTTATATACACCTCTATCTCCAAGCCAATTTTGAGCATCTGCCAGCGTTCCAACTGAAGTTCTAGTTATACTTTGTACTGTATCTAAAATCTCTTTTGACTTATCTACTCTTTTATCTGTTCTCTTTACCATTAATCTCTCTCTTTTATAAATCAGGGTCGCACCCTCTGGAACATCATCCCCAAGTTCAAGGGATTTGGAGGTGGAATTTGACCAAGGTGGAAAACCAATACAAAACACCCTACTGGTCTTTTACCACGCCAATGAAAACGTGGGGGGATTAACCTCCTAGCGACCCGTCTATTAACCGTTAATAAATTCCATAACCTTTTCTGCTGTCTTCTTTCCAAACCCTTCTAAGCCTATTAAATCTTTTTTCTCAGCATATGCCAGGCTTTTTAAAGTAGGATAAGTTTCTGCAAGAACTCCTGCTCTCTTAATACCTATTCCCATTCTTTCGTACATCTCCATTAAAGGATTATCTAGTAACTTCCAATCTAGAAACTTGTGTCTCTTTTTATAAAACACTTCTTCTGTATGGTTTTCTTTTTCCCAAAACCTTAGTTCTGACAATATGAAAGCTACAAGGTGAGCTGTATCTCTAACATGCCTAACCCTACCACCGCTTGCTTCAAACCTAGCGATAACGGAATTAAGATAATGATAAGAGAAGTTACTCGTACTCCACCTACCACCTTTAATTTTCTCTTGTACTTTTCCTTCAGTAAAATCTATTTTTTCTGCCTCACCTATAGTTACTAGGTAAGGCATATCAAATTCTTGTGTCATTCTTGGAAGCTGAGTCATCAACCTTCCATCTCTCAAACTAGCCATAAGATCACTAGGAGCTTTCTTTAACTCCATTCCAACCTTAATCTGAGTGCCGTTAATCTTCCCTACAAAAAATAAATCAGATGTATCTAACGGAGTAACAAGTATGTCTACATGTTTCTCTAGATGGTTCTTTAACTCAACATCCATAGATGCTTGATTAGAGTCAAGAAGTATCACCAGATATCACCCCTTTTCTTTTTTCTTGGATTCTGTTCCCAAGCACTCTTACCACTATAGTTAGTTCTGTTTACATAACCTTTAGAACTAGCAAACCCAAAGTGCTTGCCTACAAATTTACCTGCACAAGTGTTATTGCAAAATATATGGTCAGGATTAGTTATGCCGTTTTTAATTGCCTGTCTTCTAGAGTTTGCTATCATTCCAGATTTAACTACAGGTTTTCCACACATGGTACAGTCTCCTCTTATCTCTCTAGACTTTTTACCACATGGTCTGCACATTCCAGAACCTTCATAAACTCTTTTCTGTACCTGTTTGCCGCATCCTGTACACTTATAGGCTTTCATTTTCCCTACTGGAGTATTTCTAATTATCGGATCATAGGGATGGTCTTTATTATATTGAGCAATAATTTGTCTCACTCTTTCCCTACTAATTCCAAACTCATCCGCAATCTTCTGAAGTGTTATGTCAGGAGTAGCATCACATATCTCCTTAATCTTATCTGCTCTAAATAAACTCATATAATAATCTAGCTCCTGATCCCATCTTTCTGTTTTCCATTGAACTACCACCCTATCCTCCTATAGCTTTCATCACGCTATCGAAAGTAGGAGCATCTATCTCTTCTCCAATCTTCTCTACATCTATACGACATTTCTCAACAATCGCATAACGTTCTTTCATCTCTTGTGAATATCTAAGCTGTATCTGTATATCTACCCATTGTGGCAATTGATTGTTACCTGATATCTCAGTTCTCTGAGTCTTCTCACCTTTAGCGTTATAGACGCTTGAACCATGATGGGTAATGATGCAATTCAAATTACTATTCCTTATCGCATCTATAGAACTCTTCATAGCTTTATTCGCATAACGATAATCGAAAGGAAACAAATCTCTACCTTGAGATTTTCTTTTTCGTGTTATCTCTTCCATCTCAACTTCTTGCATCATCTGATTCCAAGTTGTACCAGTATCTATAACAAGAGTGCCGTTATCGTCTCCTTCAGCTATAACGTTCTCTATAGTTTCTTTCATATACCGATATATCTTTACTTCATCAACAAGAGTTCTAACTAGAGGAACATCTTCACCCCCTAGCGCACTTCTAATAATCTCATCTATCTTTACGTCATCATTAGTTATAGTTCCATTTTCTAAAGCAGTTTGAAGACTCCAGTACGGACCTTCTGGTTCTAAGCTAAGAAAATATATAGGCTTGGGTGCGGTTAATCCAAAGTAACTCTTACCCACTCCTGTTCCTGCCCAAACAGACATAATGATCCTACGTCTATTCCCTAGATAATCTTCTAGGCTTTCAAAATTATTCATCCTCTATCTCCTGATAAGCACTAGGGCTTATGAATATTGGTTGTTTACCTAACTTAATCCTATGAGGGTCGTATATCCTCTTTATACATTCAGGACATACGAACCCAACATCTCTCTCTTTATAAGCAAGAGATTTATTAAACCTCATATATTTACTACACTTACCGCAATGGTCATCGACATACTTATTCTGACTCATCACATACTTCCTTAAACTGACATGACTTACATTTATATGTATCAAGAGTTTTCATTGGGAGTTCACCTAGAGCATCTTTAAAATCTAAATACTCTTTAGCATCAATAAGTTTGTCCCACATATCCTGTAGTTCTTCTTTATCCCAACTAACCTCATAACATCTAATTCTTGGAATGAAACTGACAAAGCAAATTACAAAGTTCATTGTGGTTCTACCACGCATATGAGTGTAAGCACCTGCTTGTGTTAGCCAATAACCTTTAGAGTTTTCAAACCAACCTTGTATGTCATCTTCATCAGGTTCTTTTCCCCAAGTTAATTTACATTCGTAATCAACTGGATCGGATCCAAAATCTATATGACCTACAATGCCGTCTGATTCTACTTCCATCTCTTGCGTGGCGTTGGGCATAAGGTTGGAAAAGAAAACATTTTCCATAGCTCTACCCATAGTGAATCTATAAAGTGTAACTGGAGTCCAGTTAGGTTTATGAATCCTAGATAAAGCCGATTGCCTTAAACACCAAGTTAAATCTGAAACATGAGTACGAGTTCTTTTAGGTTCTAACTCGTAAACTTTTTGTAAATCTGTATTCCAATCTCTCTCTACTTCTACTAATCTTTTTGCCTTCATCTCTCTCTCCAGAGTAGAAGGGGTTAAGAACTTTCATCTTATTGCTAGAATTAGCTTGGAGGCATGTCTGTGCGTATTAGTAAATCACAATTATTCTAGTCACATAAACAGAGTGAATGTATTAAGTACCCATTTTTATGGAGTTGTAAGTAAGCAGTTCAAACACTCTGATACCCCTCTAACATTATGCGAGTTTTATAGTTCTCTCGTCTACCTTAACAATAACTCCTGCCCTTACAGCACTTTCTATAGTAGAAGGCTGTGAGGCAAGCTTTATAGCGTCAGAGCTATAAATACCCTGATGCTCTATTGCTTTAGTTGCGAAATTTCTAATCGTCAGAGTTTCCTCTGTACTCATTACTGCCCTAACAACATCATGAGCCTCAGATACTAACTCTTCACTAATACTAGAACCTTTAGCTCCTACAGCAGAACTTACAGGATAGAAGTGAGTTGCTGTACTCTTCTCTCCTGTATTAGGATTTCTCCCACCATCCTCAACATTTTTCCAATGGACAGTAACACCTTCTAGTGGCTTTACACTTCCACCTGTTATGTTAACTCCACCATGTTGAACCAGACCTTTAATCAGTCTAACTGCTCTAGTTCTTTTATTTGGTTGAGGCCCAGAAACCTCATAACCATCTTCAGACACTTCATAAGTATCTTCATTCCCACCCATTCCATACCATTGTTGGATTGGTGGCAAGCCATCAGGATCATACTCATATCCTTTAGCTTCATATTCATATTCTTCTGGCTGAATCTGTATGTGAATCTGAGTACCGAATTGTCCGTCCTCATATTCTATTGATGCTACTTTCCCGTCAAAATTATCCCAACCACCCATTGGAAAATCTTCTATGGGAACTCCCCAGTCAATCGAATTAGTCATAACTACCTATTACCTCTATTGCCTGATTTATTCCATCAGGTATTAATTTTTGTGTCCTACATTGTTTTAAAAATAGCGGTGCGCCAGAGTCGAGAATGATTGTAGGACATACATCAGTCTCGCTTCTTACGCCTCGTCCTGCCATCTGGATTAAACTGGCTAAAGTCTCATGGTTGTAATACCTCCTGCCTATTTGTCTATCGCTTAATCTTTTTTGCATAACCTTTGATCCAAGATATGGATAAGGAAGCTTTGCGATTATTGTTAACTCACATTCTTTATCAGGCAGATCAACTGCTTTATCAAAAGAAGGAGAAACAAGAACCGCAGGAGCTGTGGCACGTTTAAAATCTTTCAGTACCCTTAACCTACTCTTACTGTCATGCGTAAATAAATATTCTCTATAAGCACTCCTTTGCTCTAAGGCTTTTGATATTTTGTAATTAACTGTATGTATAAGAATCTTCTTATC